GCTGGACACTTCAAGTCTCTTCTTAATGAACTTTCACTTAAGAAGTCATTTAAACCCGATATCATTTTTATTGACTATCTCAATATTTGCTCTTCTTCAAGATATCGTGGAAACAGCAACATCAATTCTTATACATTCGTCAAAGCAATCGCTGAAGAACTTCGTGGTCTTGCTGTAGAGTTTAATGTTCCTATTGTGAGTGCAACACAGACAACTCGTTCTGGTTTTGGTTCTTCTGATGTGGAACTAACAGATACTTCAGAGTCATTTGGTCTTCCTGCTACTGCTGACTTGATGTTTGCTTTGATTTCTACAGAGGAACTTGAAGGTCTTGGTCAGATTCTTGTAAAACAACTTAAGAATCGCTATAATGATCCTACCATTCATAAACGTTTTGTGATTGGTATTGATAGAGCAAAAATGCGTCTTTATGACTGTGAACAATCTGCTCAAAATGATATCCTTGACAATAAAAAGGAAGAAGAGTATGATTATGAAGAAACAAAACCTAAAAAATCATTCGAAGGATTTAAGTTTTAAATATGACTCAAGTTATTGATACAAACAAATATATCGAATTCGTCCGTCAAACTACAAGCCCTGCTAGCACCAACTACTCAGATCTTCTTTCTCGTTTTACTGAGTTGGAAGCAGAATATGATGTGGATGTACCTCGTCTTCTTACTGCTGCTCTTGGTATTGGTGCAGAGGCGGGTGAGTTTACTGAAGTTGTAAAAAAAGTTTTCCTTCAAGGCAAACCTTATAATCTTGAAACTCAGTTTCACTTGAAACGTGAACTTGGAGATATCTGCTGGTATCTTGCTCAAGCGTGTATGGCACTTGATACTAACTTTGAAGAAGTTCTTCAAATGAACTATGATAAATTGAGTGCTCGTTATCCTGAGGGTGCTTTTGATGTTTATCGCTCTGAAAATCGTGTCGTGGGAGACCTTTGAATATGAAAACTCTAACAACTTTTGAAGCACCTGAAAAGTCAAAGTTTATGTTTCAAAATACTGCAGCAGGACCAGTATTGTGGGTGTTGTCCGAAGAAGGAAACAAAAAACTTTTTAGATTTCGTGGAAAAACCATTCGTGATAAAGAAAAGAAATTTTCTCATATGAAATATTATTTGGAGGAAGTATGACTAAAGAAAAACAAGTAACAATCAAAATGGGTGCTCGTCAAGCAGCAGCAGTTCGTCAAGTTCTATTTGATGCTCAAAAAGGTTATACTTATAATGAAGTAAGTGTTCCTCCTCGCATTACTGATATTCGTTCAGTAGTTCAACAAATTGATGATGGTATTGTTTCTGTAGTTGGTGAATAATAAATACTTAGAAAAAAACGATGTACTTTTCTGAGTGGAGAAAACTTCAAAGAGACTGTGGAATGTTTAACATTTCTCAGTCTTTTATTGCTGAAGGAATATCAAAACAAAACTTTGAAAAAATCGTTCATAACTTTCTTCCATTCGTAAAGAAAGAACTGAACATCAAAGAACTTCCGAAAATACACTTTGTTGATGACTCAAGATTTGCAAAAAGAATTGCAGCATTTGGGCAGATTAAAGATAATCATATTGTGATTGATATTAAAGATCGTCAGACGATGGATATTTTAAGAACTCTTGCTCACGAACTAACACATTATCGTCAACATAAACGTGGAGTAACAGGAAGTGGTCACGCTGGAACCCCAACAGAAAACGAAGCAAATAAACTTGCAGGAACAATTGTAAGAAAGTTTGGTGAAAAACATTCTGGGTTATTTACACTTACTTCAGTAAATGAAGCGAAAAAGAAAAAGAAGAAAACCATAGATATTGATAGTGAACATTATCCCATGGAACTTGTTTAGTTTATAAATAACTAAAAACTATTTGTAAAAACATGTCTAGACTTACCGGAAAAGATACTCTTAGACTTTTTGAAGCGTATCAATCAGTTTATACCCCCCAAGAATTGACTGAAGAACAAGTTTGGGAACAAGTTGAAAAGTGGGTGAATTCTCTTCTAGCAGAAGGTTATGACCTAAGTGATTATACTTGGGAAGATATGTATAGTGCTTATATTGAAGAAGCAAAAAAAGATGAAGATGAAAAAGAATATGAAGGTTATGGTAAGTCCAGTAAGTTTACGCAGGATACTGATGCCAAGAAATTTAGACCTGGAGTAGATGTTCCTAAAGTTAAGAAATTTGGTAGAATTTCTAAAGCAATGCCCCCAAGCATTAGTGGTCATGCAACCAAGACTATCTCTGCTAACACTAGAGCATCTGGTGGTGATGCTGGAGCACCAAGATCGCAAAAAATAGCAACAACCACAAAACTTGTTAAAACAAAGAGTGGTTGGAAAAAAATTCAGGCAGAAGAATTTGATGCTTATGATATTATTCTAATGCATCTTCTTGATGAAGGTTATGCATCAAATCCAGATTCAGCAGAAAAAATTATGTCCAATATGAGTGAGCAATGGATTAAGAGTATTCTTGGTTGATATAAATTAATTTAACTTATCCCCCCTCTTTCTAAATATAAGAAAGGGGGGGGGAATTTTTATGGCAGGTAAAGTCGCTGCAGAAATCTTAAATGAGACAATGTGGGTTGTTTATTATGCCATTTGTAAAAAATCAAGTAACTTTACTATAAGGGGAACAAAAATAGATGCGAATTATTGGACCGAAGTATTTGGTTCAAAGGAAAAATTAAAGGGATTTTTGAAAAATTTTGGATTAGATTCTGATTTGTCCGAATTATCTTATGAAGTTTCTAATATTGATTCTAAGATGGATGCTGATTATGCCAAAAGTTTTTTTGTGAAAAATGATTGGCATAATGCTTTAGAATCGCAAGTTAAAAACTTTTTAAAAAATCCTAAAGTAAGTTTTACTAAATCACTTAAAATAATGCGTCAAGATAAATTTTATGATGTTAGTGGTATAGATGATTTGATGAAAAATAATGTTTTTAAAATATTTCAGTTTAATGCTACCCTTGACAGATGGAATCCCTCAGATGTATGGTTTTATAGTGATGTAGCAATTCGAGAAATAAAAGAATATGTTAAAACTACAAAAGCTATTTTAAGAGAAACAAAAGCTCTTCAACCTAGAATTCAGAAAAATTATGCACTTGAAGATGTTATGGGTCTGAATAGATTATTTTTAAAATTATATGAAGAGAAGAAATTGGCTCCAGTATCTCTTAAAAAAGCAACAACAACCAAAGGAGTTTATTCAAGTAGAATAGGGTTAGTGAATGTTCCCCAAGATGATATGGGAAGACCAACTCCACCAAAAGTTTCAGCAACACAATTACCAATAAAAGATTATCCGAAGGATTATATTGCCGGTGGTTTGGCTGGAAGTAGTGGTAAAGATTTAAAATATGATATTGAAATAGATCAAGTTATACTAGATGAAAATGGAAGAAAAAAATATGTGAGAGAGTATGATTATGTTGGATATAATGCTAAAGGAAAAACTTTGGGGGTAAAAAAGGAAAGGCAGTTTTCGCAAGCCCAGGGTGGATCTATTGGGTTGGATATTGCTGAAAAAGTTTTATATACTGCAAATGGTAGTAGGAGTATTAAATCTATTAGAAATGAAATTTTTAAATCTAGTCTTTCTTCTGATTTATTAAGTAAAGGTGAAATGCAGGGTAAGGGTAGGGATGAACAATTTAAAAATGCTTTAGATTATATTCAAAAAATGTGTGAAGAACTTTACCCTTCGGTCAAAAATAAATCAATTCGATTTGCTAGAACTAATACAAATAATGATAGAGAATTAAAAAATAAAGATTCTTATATAGAAGTGCAGAATAAATTAGAAATTGCTATGGCTATTGAAAAATCTGGAATACTTGATGAGTTGGTTTTAGATTTATGGAAAGCAATTACAAGTAAAGGCATAACTAACAGAAAAGATTATGAAAGAATAATTCAAAGGATTGCTAAGTCTAAATTAGAACAATCTAAAAGAAAGGGACAGAAAAGAATGACGCAAGAAGATGCTGATAAATCTGCATCCGAATCTCTTAGAGCAACTATGTATGGTAATATTAATAAAGTTCCTGGATCTTTTCATATTAAACTTTATTAATAAATAATTAGAAAACCTATAAGATGAAAAGATTTACCCAATTTATTATAGAAGCAAAAGAAACTAAAGCATCTCAACAAGCTAAGGGTCTTGGTTTGGTTGGAGATGGGCACGGTGATTGGTATAATCCGCAAGGAGAATTTGTTGCAAAAACGGTAAATGGAAAACTTGAATTTTTTAATAAAGGGCAGAGAATAGGGCAAAGAGATATTCCGCCAAAAGAAGGTGCATCGGGATCTCAAGTAAAACAGCAAGCGGCACCTGGAACTCCTCAACCTCAACAAATTCAACCTCAACCAGTTGGAACAGATCAACAACAAGTTCGTGGAGAAGATGAATTTTTGACGGTTGTTTTTGCAAAGTTTAATCCACCAACAAAAGAACATAATAAATTATTTTCAACAGCTCAAAGAATTTCTTCTGGCGGTGAAATTAGAATTTATCCTTCAAGAACTCAGGATTCTAAACAAAATCCATTGAATGCTAATAGGAAGATTTCTTATTTGAGAAAAATGTTTCCTGATATTGCTGAACTTATTATTAATAATCCAGAAATGAAAACAATATTTGATGTTTTAGTTTCTGCAAATGAAGATGGGTATTCTAATATTAATATTGTAGTTGGATCTGATAGATTGTCTGAAATGCAAAGTCTTTCTACAAAACACAATGGAACGTTCTATCAATTCAATGAAATAAAAGTTATACCTACAGGAAATTTTGATTCTGAAAAGGATACCTCAGGAATTTCATCTGGTATGCTAAGAAAAGCAGCAGCAGATAATAATTTTAGAGAATTTAAACGAGGAATGCCTAAGGGAATTAAAGAAAATGATGTGAGAAAACTTCTTAATGATGTGAGAAAGGGTATGGGACTAAAACAGGAAATGAAAGAAAAATATAATCTTTGGGAAATTGCCCCAGAACTTGACTATGTAAATTTAAGGGAAAATTATATAAAAAATAAAATTTTTAAAATTGGTGACATTGTTGAAAATATGAATACTGGATTGGTTGGAAAGGTTATTCGTAGAGGCACAAATTATTTAATTTGCGTAACAGAAGAAGATATAATGTTTAAGTCCTGGATTAAAGATTTGTCTGAATATACTGAAGTTAAGATGGATAGGATGTATAGAGCACCAGCAAAACCAAATACCTTAGCAGGAACAACAGGGTATTTAAAGTATGCAGTTCAACAAACTCCAGGTTCTACTTTGGGAAAGGAAAATATTCAACCAGGTGGTAAGGCATTCTTAAATTTCATAAATAAGTATAGAAAAAGTAAAGTAAGTGCTTAATCAAGATGCCTACAAATCCCTTGAATGATATCTCCAAAGTATATCTGGATCAGGTTTTCGAATCTGTAGTTCCAGGTAAACCAGCAGAAAAACTTGGTGCAGTAACTCTGATTCCAAAATCAGAGCAAGAAGCATCCAGAGAAAGAGCACTTGCAAAAGCAAAAGCGATGAGAGAAAGGAAAGGTATTAAAACTGAAGCACTTGATCCAGTAGGACACGAAGATGCTGATGTTGATAATGACGGTAAGAAGAATACGAAGTCTGATAAGTATCTCTTAAAGCGTAGAAAAGCAATCGGTAAGGCAATCTCAACTCACGAAGCAAAAGAAGTAAAGAGATGGTGGGATGATGATGGTGATGGAAAAGGATATGAGGAAGGAGAAGTTTCTGGTAAGTTTAAGAAAAAGAAAAAAGTAACCAAAGAAGGTTATTCAAACTGGAGAGAAGATTTAATTGAAGTTGTAGATAAAATCAAGACTGATAAGAGTGAAGAAACAAAAGTTACAGACAAGAAAGTAAATAATAAAATTAATATCAACCCAAAACTGGATCTTGGAGAAGCAGTAGAAAACCTTGGTGGAACTCTGCTTGAGATGGTTGAGATTGATGAAGTAGATTTTGTTGTTGAGAGTGTTTATGGTGAACTTCTAGAAGAAGGGTATGAAGAAGATGATATTGAAGAAGCACTTGAGTATGCACTAACTGAAGCAACCGTAACTTTCGGTCACGATACTCCAACTGCTGGAGAGAAAAAAAGAGGTAATCTAGTTAAGGCTGTTGGTAGACT